TTTTCTCAACCGAGTATTCCCGCTTGATCATATCGCCAAGGGCGTCGCCAAAATATCCGTCATAGACGCGCAACACATAGCCAGTGTGATACGGATTGCGCCGAAGCCATTTGCTCCAGAAACTGCCTTTCGTCGCCGGGTCATAACCACGACTTGCCGCGTAGGGGTCAATCCCCACGTCGTTGTAGGGGTGGTCCTTGATACTCACCGTGGCGACGGCACGCATCCCGAGAGGTGATATGTCATCGTTCCCGCCCGCCACGTTGAGCACGGTTGGCGCCGTCCGCACGTCCAGAAGCGACGGAATGGCAGTTGAAGGATCAAACCCCGGCGCTGAGATATAGCGGTTGGCGGCGGGGGCGACGAACCGCAACAAAATCTGATCCGTCATGTCCAGAGCGGGGCGAAACTTACATGTCTCGTTTGTGTTGTAGCAATTCACCCCCGTCGCAAGGCATGGCGACACGCCGAAACTGCGACTGCAAAGCGGTTGCACCAGCTCGACAACCTGCAACGGCTCGCGCGTAAAGTCCGCCGCGCTCATGCGAGATATCCGGTCACGTCAAGCGTGACCTCCATAAAGTCTCGGATGCCCATGTTGGACGGCGCGGGAGGCTGATCGGTCCAGCACCATGCAACGCTTTCTGGCATCCGCAATGCGTTCTGGATAAGCCCAAATGGTTTTTGTGGCAGGGTCAGCGCAAACGGCTCAAAGTCAGACCGATACCAAGAAGATGTGAGGTGCTTCCACGGCATTGATGTCCGCGTCGCCTGCCGCTGCACCGTGCGACCCAGCCACTGCCCGGTTTCCGAAATGCCGTGCCGGGTTTCGACAATTCGGCTCAGGCCTATTGGCGAAATACCCCCAAAAACCGGACGCTGCATTTGCAACGCCACACCTGCGCGAATGATGCCCAAACCTGCCGCCGCGCCGCCCGTCACCACCAAGCGCAATTCGCGGATTACATAAGGGGCGCCCGCGTTGTTGAACATTACGGCAATCGCGCTGTTGTCGGTTGGGTTGACCGTCGCGCGCGTGGTGAACGCCCCGCCAACCGTCGCCGACGTCTGAACCGCGACCGTCGTGCCAGCAAGGGAGTGGGCCGCGATAAACACTGTGTCCACAGAGGCATCGGCGGCAGTAACGATTGTCCAGTTAGAAGGCGTCACACCACACGACCACCGCTGGAACGTGAAGTCGTTCGTCGCAAGCGCGCCGTTCGTGCCGTCAGCCGTCACAGTGCCCGCGATCGGCGCGTAGAGGATGCGCGCGTGGTTTAGCGGCTGATTTGCCCCGAGCGTGTAGCCCGCCGTGCTCAGGGTCATGTCATGCCCTCAAGTTCGCGCGCACGTTGAAGCCATTGCGAGACGCCTCATTCATTTGCGTGGCGATTTGGCGGATAAGGTTTTCGCCGATCCCGAAAGGATCGTTGGTCAGCGTGAAATTGAGCGTCTGCGTCGGTTGCTGCGGCGCGGCTGCGCCGCCGCCCCCACCAGCGGCACCGGCAGACCGCCCGCCCCCTCCGCGCGGAGACGCGCCAGCAATCCCGGCGATCAAGTTCCCGGTCTTGAGTAACGAAGCGCCCGCAAATGCAGCGGCGGTCGGTGGACCGCCAATCTTCATGCCCTTTTGCCAAGCATCAACTGCGGCCTGATAGCCCGAAATGGTGGCCTCTGCGATTGCCGCCGCCTGCCCGATGGAAAACAGTTCGTCGTTGCCTGACTGCATGAGGCTGGCAAGATCACCGAATGCGCCTGCATATGCTGAAAGCCGTTCGCCGCGGGCCGCGCGCTCTATATCCGCTAACCGCTTTTCGTGTTGCTCCTTGGCCTGCGCTTCCAGTTCGTTGAACTCGGCCTCGGTCAGCAGCTTGGCGTTGCGGAACTCCTCGATCTGGGCAAGCCGTTCCTCAAACTGCGCTTGCAGAACTTCGCTTTCGGTCATGAACTCCTCGCGCATCCGCGCAAGCCGTTCGTCCAGACCGCCACCGCCACCGCCGCGCCCGCCGCCTGTATCAATCGGAAGGATCACGCCTTTGCCGAGCGTGCTCTTATCGCGAGGCGTAGCCTTTTGCCCGTCGCCCTTGGCCGCGTATTCCGGGGCCGTAACCGTAATGCCAGGAAGCTCGATCACTGCCGACGCTACGCTTCGCACAGCCGCAAGCAGCCCCGAAAGCCGATCCAGCACACCGCCAAACTCAACGCTGTTGATGTCGCCAAGCCGCGCCGCCGCCAAATTCGCCGCTGCGACGATGTTTTCCAGTTCTGCCGTGAACTCGCCCTGACTGATCACACCATCGTCGAGCTTTATTACAGCCTCCTCCAAGGCGTTGGCGTAGGACTCCATCTCTGCCGCGCCGCCAGAATCCCCTACAGAGCGCATCCGTTCAGCCATGTTCAACAGCGCAGCGTTCGCTTCGCCCGCGATATCAACGAACGGGATCAGTTCGTCAGAGACGTTTTCAATAAATCCCTTGCCCTGCTCTTTTACGGTAAGAAGATCGGCCATCGCCCCAGCAAGGGCGAGCGTCGCCTCTGCGGCGGCAAGCATCTTCGGCGCGAAGAAAACCGCAAGGCTGTTACCAACCCCTTCGGCCAGCATCCCAAGACGCCCCATCGCGTCGTTCGCGGCCTCGATCTTCGCAGCGTCCGTGTCGGACACCGCGATGCCAAACCGCTCCTGAAACGCCGCCGCATTGTCAACCGCTCGTCCGTAGCCGTCGAACATGCTCACCGCGTCGGCGGCGCTTTTGCCGAACACGTCCATTGCCAGCGCGATACGCTTTGCCGGGTCCGTAATCCCGCCCAAAGACTCCGCAATCTTGCGGAACCGTTCGTCTGTGGTCAGCCCGTTCAGGTCGGCCATCGACAGGCCAAGCGCCTCGAATGCCTCAACCTGTCCATTCGTTCCCTGCGACAACTCCACGATGTTGTCGCTCATCTTGACAAGCATCCTGGACAGCTTGTCCTGCTCGACACCGGCCTCCGCCGCGACCATCGCCATCGCCTGGAACTCGCGCACAGCGAGACCGACGTTTCGCGACATCTTCGACGTCGCGTCGATATTCTCCATGCTGCGTTTCGTCAGCACCGCAAGCGCAGAACCGACCGCCACAACCGTCGCGGCCATCGCAGCCGCCGACACGTTGAATGCCCTCATGCCGCCCGACGCCGAGGCGCGGGCAGAATTGCCGAACTTGTCAACGGATGACTTGCCCCGGCCCAAATCGCGGACCAGAGGCGACACATCCGCGCCAACCGAAATCGCAATATCGCCGACTATGTTTGCCATGAGGGATCCTCGCGCTTGGCCTGCCTATTGCGTAGGTCTGGCGCGTCGCTATGTTCGTTGGGCATCAAGAGAGGGGGCTACATGAAACTTGCCATTCTCATCGCGCTTGCGCTTTCCGCTTGCGTCGCACCCACGCAGATCACGCAACGCGTTGCAGTCAGACCAAACACGGCGCAAGTCGAACAGATCAAGGCCACCATAACGCGGGACTTCTTTGATCCGTCATCAGCGCAATTCCGCGATATCCGCGTTGTCGATCTCGTGCTTTCGGACGGGACCAAAGCGCGGCGCGTGTGTGGAGAGGTGAACGGGAAAAACCGCTTGGGCGGTTATGTCGGGTTCAAAATGTTCGGCGGGGAAATTGTCGGCGGGCGGTTTGTGCAACAGGACTTCTTCGGCGCGTGTGAGGCTTGGTAGCCTACTGCGCGTCCATCATAAGCTGGTAAAGTTCTTCCATGTCGCCGCTAGGGCCTTGCGGCGTGTGCGCGTCATAGAGCCACCAGAACTCGCCGGGGGGCATCGCCCAGAACTCTGCAGGGCTGCACCATTTCAGCCCCACCGCAGTCCTGTAAGCGTTCTGGATAAAGCCGCCCGCTACGTCTTTTTTCCGGTGGACGCCTTCGCATCAGACAGGCCAGCGCCAACCGGAGGCGAAATGATGGACAGAAGCGCAATTACGGCGCCCTGCACCGTCTCCGTCACCTTGTCGCGCGAGCCTTCGGAAAGGTCCGCCATGATCGAAAGATAAACCTCCTCGTCTGAAACTTTCGCCCCGGCATACTGCAAAGCCGCCGCAAATGCCGCCGCAAGCCGCGAGTAGGGCGGGCCTTCGCGGCGGAACAAGACCGAAAGCGCCTGTTGCCCGGTATCGCCGGAAAGCGCGTCCTCAATCTTTGCGATCAGCAGCATCTGCTTGTTGGCCGGGACGGTAAACGCCTCGCCCTTCCAAGTCAGTGTGACGTCCTCAAAGCCGTGCATCATGAAAGCGTCCATGTGCCAGAGGAGGTGAACGACGCGGAGAAAGTGGTTGCCTCCTTGTAGTCGTTGCCTTCCTTGTAACTGGTCAGGAAGAATAAACCACTGATTGTGTCGGCCGCTGCAAGCGCGTCAGAGAACTTGAACGTCATGTCTGTCAGCAGCAGGACTGACCCAGGGCTCATCGCAATATCACGCAAAACCGGATCTTTGTAGACACCTTCGACGTCGAAGCTGAGAACCTTCGAGCTTGCCGATGGCAGAAGCTCTTGAAGCCCCAAGCTGTCGTTGTCGGTCACATCAATCGGCGTGGCGTCCATCGTGATATTCGAAACCCGAACGCCGCCAATCGCGACCGCGTTCTTGGAAACAACCGCAGCGCGGCCAGCAGATTTAGCCATAAATTTCTCCTTCTCAGGCTTTTTCGATCAGGCCGCGATACTCGCAAACCCCGTGGAACGACCCATCCGAAACGCGGGTCACGTCGCTGGCCTGCCGCTGCAAATCAATCAGACGGTGGCCGGTTATGGTCAGCGCGCCGCGGTGCAGTCGCGCGTAGATTTGACCTTGAATGTCCTTGGTCTGCTTCATTGCCGCAGATCGACTGCGCGTGTGAATCCGCGCGATAAAATCAAACCCAATATCGCCCGCCGTGTCGAACTCGGAAACAACAACCTGCCCGACCTCTATATAAGGAAAGTTGCCACCGTTATCCTTTTGCGGCGCAGCGTCGTAAACCGTAAGCCCAATGCCGGAAAGCGCGATGTAAAGCGCGCCCTGTATCGCTGTCTCTGCGCCCATGGTTACCGCCCGCGCTCGCGCTTTAATCGAGCGATCAGCTTCTTTGCAAACTGTTCGGTGTAGACCTTGCTCATTTCAGGGCGCATGGATTGCAGCGCCTTGAGAAACATTGCGTGTTCAACCCCATCCGGCCCCTGCCCGTATTCCAGAAATCGCCAATAAAACGCGCCCTCGATCACAACATCCGACTGCACATGCCCCGTCCGGCCGCGGCGACGCTTGGCCTTAGTGCCGCGCTTCATGGCGCCTTCGTCCGTAGGCATGTCGGTTTTCGCGCGCTTTGCCAAATCAGACGCCACGCCCTGCACGGTCGCGCGCATCAGGTTGAGCGCCTCGCGCGGCGCAATCTCAGCGAGGATGCGGTTGACGTCAGCGACGCCGCGAATGGTGACGGTCATTCCGCAACCCCGCGTTCAGCATCAAGAACAACCCGCAGTTTCCGCCCGCCCTCGCGCCGCACGTTGCGGATGTTGTAGACGTCGCCCCGCCACTGGACGCGGCACAACTCGTCAATGTCCGAGCGATTGTAGATTGTAAACTCGACCACAAAAACTGCATTCATGCGGCCCTCGGTCAAGCTTTCCCGCCCTGCCTTTGCCTTGACTGCCGCCCATACCACACCGTTAGCAAGCGACGCCCACGTCAGCGTGACGCCGCCGACGCCATCGGCAACTTCGGTGCGCCGCTCAATCGTGATACGCTGGTCCATGTGGCCAGCGTCCATCAGAACACCGAAGCGCAAGCCGCTGTTGCGGCCGTCACTCGCCGCACGCGGAAAGGCGGCATGAATCCAGCCGAAACGCCGACAAAATCAATGGTTGCCTCGTTCGCGTTGTCCATCGGAACAACCGTGATGTTGCCAAAATCCAGCATCACAACAGCCTTGGGAATGGGGTCAAGGTCGATTGCGCCGGGGGTTATGATATCGCCGCGACGACCAAAGGTGGCAGGAGTGTCGGTGAAGCTAGCAAACGGATCTGACATAGGAGTGTCCTTTAAGAACTTACTGCGGCGCAATACGATAAAGCGACATAAGGTATTCGGCCGAAACCGGAGCGACCGTCATGGACTTTTCCGTGCCCTGCCTCCGCTGGTCGAACATTTCAGCCGCAATCAACTTGACCGCGTGAACCAATGGCGCGGGCGGCGTCGTGTAGCCTGCGACGTAGGTAATGGTGACTGGGAAGCCGTTCGCGGTGACACTCGGCCACTCCGCGTCAGGCACTAGAAGCGCAGGACTGTCCCCAACAGAGGTGTATCCAGTGAGCGTTTCGCCCTGGACAACCACGTTCGTTATGCTTGTCACGACGCCGCCCGGCAGTTCAACAGGCGCCGCAAGGTGAGGAAGCCCGGACAAGCGAAGAACGATTGTCCGGGCTGTTAGCAGGCGCTGCGTCCACTGCTCAACATACTGGCACGCGGCAAGCCCTATGGCCCCGATACCTGCATCTTCTTCCGCGCCGTCGACGCGCAAATGCGCCTTCAACTCAGCAGTTGAAACAACAGACGCCGAAAGCGCAGCAGCGGACCACGAGCGCATCACGCAATCACGATCCGGTCAAGATTGCCGGTGACTGCACGGCGCCAAGGTCCACCGACACGGGCGTGTTGTCCGCGTTGTAGGCGGCGGGCGGCAACAAAGTTGCCGTGCCAAAGATTTGGCTTTGATCAAAGCGCATCGCTGATGATCCTTACGATGCCGAGTTGGCAAAGTGCTTCACGGCACCGCCAGCGTCGATCAGGTTGCCGCCCGATCGCATCCACGCAAGAAAGCCGACTTGGCCCTTCTTGGTGAACGCCGAGTCCGTGAAGCGGAACATCTCCACCGCCATCACGTCGCGGATATAGTAGGCCGAAAGATCGCCGTAGAGGATGGACTTGGCGTTTGCGGCCATCGCCGGCACGTCTTGGTTGACCACGATCGGCTGGCCCAGAAGCGTGTCCGGCGCACCGCCCGGATTGCCCTGCTCATACCCCGGAACAAAGATCGGACGCCCCGAACTGTCCACGACCTTGCGGATCGCCTTCACGCTCGAATCCGCCATCATGAAACGGGCATTGGCGCGATATGCCGGGTCAACCGAGTGCTGCAAGTCAATCAGGGACTCGTATTTGATCGCCGTAACCTGCGACGTGCCATTGGCCGGCTTGATCCCTTGAAGCGATGCGGTGACGATTCCGTTTGGCTGCGACGTGCCGGTGCCGACCGTAAAAAGGCGGTTTGTGATGCGTCCGAGGCGTTGCACGAGACGATTGCGCACGAACGCCTCGATGTCAACGTTGCTGTCCTGAAGCAGCTCAAACGGCACCGTCACGATCTTGGACGAAAACTTGTAGACCGGGAGGGCTATGGTCCCCACGGTCAGGTCCGCGTCGGTAGCGGTCTGGTTTTCTGCAACAAGCTCACCTTCTTCGGACGTGCCGTTGGACGTAGGAAACGACATCGCCCCAATACCAGCCGTGGCAACAATGGTTGAAACTTCGCGCATCCCGCCGTATGCCTTGAGCGCGTCAAGAATCGACGTCGCGACCTGCGAATCCACGGTGAAACCGCCCTCGGAGCCGGTAGTGGTGGACATGGTGTTGCGCACGTGCGCCCAGTCTTCCGCGCTCATGGCCTTGTCACCGCGCTTGAGCCACTTCGCCCACAGCTTCACGCCCTCGTCGCGCGTATCGGTGCCGCGCTTCATCGCAGCCTCGTAGACCTCGTGGGTCCGGGTGTCCTCTGCCAGCTTGGCGTTGACGTCCTGGATGCGCGCAATCTTGGCGTCCAGATCGTCAATCTCGGTCATGCCAATCTCATAGATCGGCTGATCCTTTTCGGCGTTCCAGTCGGTCTTGTTGACAAGTTCGTTCAGCGCCTTGGCCTTCGCCGCGCGCTGCTCACGCAGTGCTTGAATGGACATTGCGTCCGCTCCTCTCTGATTAAGCCGCACCATGCGGCGTTGTGATCTGGCGCGGCGCGCTCAGATGCCTTTCACGCGCAGCAACATCTGCCGACGCGTGCGTTCCTGATCTGCGGCAATAATCGCGGCGGGCTGTTCTCCTTTCGGGTGCCACGGCGCGGCCTTGAATGCCGACAAGTCCCAGACGTTTTTCTGATTGGACTCCGATAGAACGCGATCCGCCAAGCCAAGAGCAACGGCCTCGTCGGCGTCCATCCAAGTCTCAGCGGCCATCATCGCCGCCCAATCCCCTTCGCCGCCCTTGCGGGCATAAGACGCCGCAATCTGGCCGTCTATCTTTTCCAGCAAAACAGCCGTAGCGCGCATGTCGTCGGCGTTGCCCATCGCCAGAGACCATGCCTTGTGGATCATCAACATAGCGCCCTGAGCAACTTCCAACTGCGCCGATTCAACCGCAATGACCGACGCCGCAGAAGCAGCCAGCGCGTCAACCCGCGCCGTGATCGGCCCGTCGTATTCGCGCATCGCGGCAACCATCGCCTGCGCGCCAAACACCGAACCGCCGGGCGAGTTGATCCGCATCGTCACCGGCCCGGACATGCCGGAAAGCGTATCAATGAAAATGCGCGGCGAAACCCCGCCAAACGACTTCGCCTCGTCGTCATCGGATGCAATCACGTCATAAAGCCACATCGTGTTGCCCTCAGCCCGGAACGCACCGCGCCCCTTATTGCTGGTCATCAGTCGTAGGTATGGGTTCATTCTGATCACCAGTGTTTACAGGAAGAAGGGCATTGCGGGGCAGGTTCAGGAACTCGCGCACCTCGGAAAGCGTCATAAATGGTTGTTCACCGGCGCGGCCAAGTGCCACCCGCAGGGATGCGTAGAGGGTGTTTGTGTCGGCACGCTCAAGTTCGCGCGTGTCAAACTCCGCGACCCTCGACGCGGTGCGGAAAAACTTCCTGTTGATCTCGTTTGTAAAAGCGTTCAGATCGGCGCGCAGCGAATAGCGGACAAAGCCCGCGCCCATCTGTTCAACGCCGCTACCCCATGATGTTGTCTTTTCGGTATGCCCAATCATGAATGCAGGCACGCCGTAGATGCGCGCGATTTCCTCGACCTGAAACTTGCGAGTTTCAAGAAGCTGCATTTCCTCAAGCGGCATGGTCAGCGGGACGATCTTTAGCCCGCCCTCAAGGATCATCGGACGGCCCGCATTCAACGGGCCTTTGTGCTCGTCAATTTTTGCCTGAATCCGAGCAAACTGAGCATCGGTAAGGTTCCCGTCTGTTTGCAGCGAGAAGTCAGGCCGCGCCATGTTCTCCAGAAACTGGGCCGAAAAGTCCTGCGCCGAAATGGCAACCCGCGTCGGAACGCGCAGCGCGTGCCGCAAGGGCGAGAGCCCGCGCAGTCCGTTAAAACCAAGCCCCGGAACGTGCATCATGTCGTCCTGGTCAATCACCCGAATCCGGCTTGCGGCGATCGATGGCGATTCAATCGTGCGATCCGGCTGCACCTCGTAAACCAGCCGCATCCCGTCAGACGTCGCAATCGGACGCACCCGGTCAGGGTGCAACGGAATAAGCCCTGTGATGCGCCCACTAGAGCTGCGCAGTATTTCCGCAAAAGCATCACCGTGCAGATACTTCGACGCGCATAGGAACGTCCACGCCGCATCAGCAGGCCAGCGGGGGGCGAACTCCTCGTTCAGTATCCACCACAGATCGTCGTTCACCATCCGCGTCTTGTCGCCGTCCGCCGATCGCCGGTAGATGTGCATCGGCATGGATGCAATCGCGCCCGCCTTGAGCGCGACCGACGCATACACCGCCGACACGCCAAGCGCCGAACGCTCGCCAAGTCCATCACTGTAGCCGGTCAGTGACTCCCACACGCCATCCCCGCGCCGAATATCCGCGCTTGATGTTTCGTTGCGGAACGCCCCGCGCAGCCGCGCCCAGAGCGTCACGCAAACCTCAGCAACGGTTCTGGGGCGCGCTCCGCCCCCCCCCGCGCCGTCGCAGCGCCAACCGCCATCACAAGTGCAACCGCCATGTCGATACGCCCCGTTGCCTTGTGCTTCGTGAACCGCCGCAGATCGGCGGGCGAACGATCAAACGTCGCAGACATAACCGCAGTTTGCAGCGCTGGGTTCATGTGCACCCTGATGCGCCGCTCCATGATCAGCGTTTCCAACTCATCAATGCTTCCGGGCATCCAAAGCGTGATTTCCTGTCCGTCCGCCGTCTCGCGCTTGCGCTTGTTCCAACCCTGCGGGTGGTCCAGCAGCGGCAATGTGCCGCCCATGTCCTCTAGAATGCCCTCGAAATCCGCGATGAGGTAATTGTCGTAGGCGACAAAATCAACGTCGAACGCGGCGACGTCATCAAGCAAGTCCTGCGCAACGTAATCCAGCCGCGTCTTCTTCCCCGGTGTCGCCGTCAGAAAGCCTGCGTCAACCCACAGATCGTAAGGCGCACCGTCCCGCTCCGACCGCGCACGCAGCGTTTCAGCCGGGGTGTAGCCGTGGACGAAAGCCGCAAACTTGGGCTTGCCGTCTTCCGTTTCCCCATCATCGAAAAGCAACGCTTTTGCCGTCAAGTCGACCTTGGCCGAAAGGTCGAGCCCCGCCCAGGCCTTTCGGCCCGCAAAGTCCTCAATGTCAAGCGAGGGATCTTCAACCGAAGACCACATATCCCGGCTGATCCACGCGCTTTCCGCGTCCGTCCACTGGCAGAAATGCAACCGCCGAATGCCGTTTGCCTTCGCTGCGATGTCTTTGGCCTGCTTGACCTGGATCGCCAAGTATTCCGCCGTGATCGTGACGCCCAATAGGGGGTTGGCCTTTACCCAACACGCCGGGTCGTTGAACGGGTCGTCCGCGTCGTCTAGCGCGCAGACATACGCAAAGGTCGTGTCGTCCTGCACCTCGCCTGCCGCGACCTTGACCGCGTGCTTGCGCTCTTGCCAGCAAATACTTTGCCGATCCGATCCGCTGTTGGTAATCATAATCAACAACGGCTGTTCACGAAACTTAAAGCCGCGCTCAAGTATCTCGATAACGCCGCCGTCTGGGTGCTCGTGGACCTCATCGCAGAGCGCGAAGTGTGGGCGCGGCCCTGATCCTGTCTTTCGTGTCTCTCGTGAGACCGGGCGAAAGAAACTGCCCGACCTCATGTGTGCGAGGTTGTATTCCCGCCCCGGCCCGCCGCTGCGGCGTATCACACGGTCCAGCGCAGGTGCCTTGTTGACCATTCCCACTGCGTCACGGAACAAGATGCCCGCTTGGTCTTTGGTCGCACCCGCCGCGTATATTTGCGCCCCCGATTCCCCGTCCGCAGTCAGCCCATAAAGGCCAACCGCCCCAACCATCGGGGACTTGCCGTTGCCCTTGCCCATCTCGATGTAGGCGCGGCGGAATCGGCGCTTGCCTGTTGATGCCAGCTTCCACCCGAACAACGACCCGCAGACAAACTTCTGCGCTGGCTCCAACTCAAAAGGCGTTCCGTCAAACTGCCCTTCGGAGAGTCGCAGAACAGACCGGCAAAAGTCGTAAAACCTTCCCGCCGCAGCCGCGTCCCAAAACAACCCGCGCGCGGGGCCGTTCGCCAAGTCCTCGATGTGGCGCTTTGCTGCGTCCCTGACGTGCGGACCCGCAACAATCTCACCTGCGAATACCGCTTGTGCATAAGCAGTGGCCGGGTCACTGGAAGAACTTGTCTGCGTGGTCTTCGGTTTCTTCATCCGGGGCCTGCACCTTGCTTCGGTCAACCGGCGTCCCACCCATCTGCCCCAAGATCATTCGCATCTGCGCATACAGAGCGATCGGGGCTTCACTGCCCAGCGTCCGCAACTGGTCCATCAGGTTCACGGCTACTTCAACAAGCGCGCGGTCAGACCGACCGAGCCACGGGAAGTCTAAATTGAACTCGTCCCAGATTTCCCGCTGATCTTCACTTAGCCGAAACGGCGCAGCGCCAAGAGACTTGACCTTCGGCTTTCCGCGGCCCGCAAATCGGCCCGCGTTCTTGGCTTCCGCGCCGGTGATCTTTGCCACCTCATTCGGAAGCCTAGGCCGACCCGCCATCGCAGAACCTCAATTTTGTGGACGTGGAAAAATGGT